GTCAGGGAGGACCAAGCGGCAGGACCAGAAGCAGTGCCGTAGGCAGTGTTGAAAGTGGTCCAGCTGGTGAAGCCCAGGCCGTCCTGGGTGCCAGCACCGGTGTTGGGCTCGTAGGGGTTGTAGGTACCGGTTACGGTAACAGCCTGAGATACGGTGTACTCATAGGCGTTCATCAGGCGGGACATTGCGTTGCGAGTTTCGATCGCACGCAGGTCAACCTGAGCGGGGCCTTCACCGGCGTTCTCGATGACTTCTTCCGGCAGTTCCCAAGCCACCACTTCTTGCTCGAGAGCATAGGGCTCCGAGTCGTAACGGCTCTGAACGTAAGGAATGTTGGTGCCATATGCACGACGGAAGTCGTTAATGGCGAATTGCTCCTTGCCGAAGCGCAGAATCCGGCCAGCACGGGTCGGGGTGTCTACCACGGGGGCAATAAAGTTGGCGATGTTAGTCGCCGGGAGCATGAAACCTTGAGCAAGCGTAGTCAGAATGGGGTCTACGCCAGCATAGGTTTGCTGGAGCACTGTGTTATCGTGATGACTCTTTATTCACCACTTCTTATGGTTTCCCATAAGGTCAGACTATATCATCATCTCGGATTTTTCCCTCGGTTCCACCCCTCCCCAGGGTGGGTTTCTGACCGAGTTCTCACCACTTCATCGTTCTCTATTTTCCAATACCACTTTTGACGAGAGATTGTTTGACTTGTTTTTTGTTTAGACTCGTCAGAGTGTTTTGAACCTTTTCTAGAGCACTTTTCAGGCATTGTTGGGTCAGTTTCCCACACCTGCTTCATTGCTTTACCAATGTTTTCTTTGTGCTCTGCAGTTTTTTCGTAGTGTCTTAACGACTTGGAGATTTTATCTCCCCAAGTAACTTCTCTTCTTTTGTTGGACTCGATAATGAGAAGGGACTTTTCTTCACACTTCTGAATGTACTCGAGAGATTTATAAACTCTCGACCCTCTGGAACCACACATGAGGGCAGCACATTGTGCCAATTTGGTGTGGTCGGGGAAGGATTTATGCAGTAACAAGTGCAGAAGAGCATGCTCTCTACGAGTTACTAGAATAACATTTCCTTTTACATACTTACCACCAAGACATCCCGGCAGTATTCTGTGTTTCTCAAGGTAGTCACCTTTTCTCTTTTTTCTTTCTAGTTCAAGAAGAGAATAGCAGAGACGAATGTAACGATTAAAATAGTGATCAATCCGAGAGTCGGGCACTCGTGGGAAAGTTATTCCTGGGTAGGTCATTTCCTAGTCGTTGAACCTTTTTACTCCAAACCTATTATAACATAGATTACCCGGAGTAAACTTGGCTGCTGATTGGCATAGGTCTAAACCCTTAGCGTTCCAGCAGTTCACCCGATTTTCCTATCAAAATTGCTTCTGAAGGGAACCCTCTTGATTCATCATGGGAGTATTCTCCTAATGGAGTAATTGTCTTCAAATGTGTGCACACAGGGCTGGGACTTACTGCGGATAACCACAAGCCCAGCCTTATGCTAGTTAGCTATTAGGCGAAGCTTACGAGCACGAGGTTGCGACCGCCGATGGTCACGATCTCGCGGATCAGGGGCTGAGTGCCATCCATAGTCACCACAGTGCCGCCCAGGCTGGCCTGGCCAGCAGGGTTGATAGCGAGCTGGGCGTTAAGGTTGGCGCTGGTGAAAGGAGAAGCGGGGTCGTTCTCAATCAGCAGCAGGCCGGAGGTAGCCACGGTCAGCTGGCGAGCGGTGTAAGGCTGAGCCAGAGCGGTAGGCATGTAGGCTTGGTTCACACCTACGATGGTGTTCACTCCGCCAGGGGCTGCGAAGGCATCGGGAGCGGCAGCGTAGTTAGGACCAGCCCAGGTGGCGTAGCTCACAGCGCGGAGTTCGCCGATTTCCACGGTACCGATTGCACCACCTTGGGTGTCAACGGGAGCTTCCCAGGTCTCAGCGTAGCGGATGTACTGTTTTCCGTAAATTGGTGCAGAGTTTACTGCCATGTTTTTATCCTCAAAAAATAGATGGACTTCAAATAGTTTTCACTGAGAATGGTTTTGAGAACTCAGTAGAATGTAATGGGTTTTACCCTAACGGTATTCCAGATAACAGCGACAACGGTCGTAGCATCGGCAACCCTTACCGGGCATGGGCATTTCCCCGATAGGGACCCATCCCTGGGCGTCATAGTTGCGGCAGTCTACGCACGTTTTCTTGTCTTCCCTGGCCACCCTTCTCATTTCCTTGTAACCCTGATCCTGTGCAACCATGTACTGGCCAAGGTTGTAGAAGGAGAAGGTGGGTGTAGCCAGGTAGCGGGATACACGGTCGGCCAAAGCTGGCCAGCTTCTTCCTTGTGCCCGTCGTTGCGAAGCTTCTTCGGCACCTTCCTCACTTGGGTCGATACCGGCGATTTCGTCAACGCCGAGGTCGATGGCTCCGGGGACAGCCCCGAGGAGATTGTAGTCTGCAAAGTCTACGGTTTGATCCCCCAGGCGCAACACGCCAGAGTCAATGTATTCTTTAGTCTCTGCTAAAAACTTTGTGAGAGGCGGGAGCATGTCGCCCACGATAATGGGCCAGCATTTCTCCAGCTTCCGGTCGGTTTTGTCGTCTTTGATGCCCAGGATACAAGCGGCAAGTGCAGAGATGAGAGTGCGTTCCAAGACTGATCTCTCGTATTCATCCCACCTCATTAACTTGTCGCGTAATCCCTTCACTAGGCCAAGGGACTCTGCCTTCATCCTATCCTCAAGACGGGGCTGCTCTTTGTATTTTCGAGCTAGAGTTTTGGCTTGGGAGAAGAAGTCGGATCTCCGCTTTGTCGCCATACTAACGAGTGAGAGGAGATCCATAACTACCTCAGCCTTGGAACATGGTCTTCTTCAGGGCTTCCACGTAGTCCATCTTGCCTTCGGACTCTTCCACCATGCGGAGAGCCTTGGCGTGAGGATCGAGATCCTCTTCGGCGTACTGGAAGGTACCGCCGGCAACTTCACCGAAGGAAACCATCGGAGGAAGCTTGCTCAGCAGAGCCAGCAGCTTGGTAGCGGCAGTTTCGCCCTCGGAGAACTCCAGGGTGCCGAACTCGAGACCTTCCACATAGGAGAGAAGCTCCTGCTCGGGCATGATGCCGTCAGTCAGGCGACCCTCGGTGTACATGTGGCCGATTGCCTCAGCCATCTGCATCCGACGGAAGTTCATCTTCTCCATGCGGTTGCGATTCTCAAGCTCAGCGTACTTTTGCTTGAGGTTAGCCAGCTCTTCGGCCATTTGCTGAATGCCCATGCCCACGGGGCGAGCTTGGCCCATGGAGCCCATACCGCCGTACTCGTTGCCCATGGGGCTTACGTTCGACAGGTGGTCGCTGTAACCGCAGTGGTCGGTGCTGTACTCGTTGTAGGACTCTTCGCCCTCGTCCACACCGTCGTCGCCTTCGCCTTCCTCATAAGTGGAACCGAAGCCGGTCTTGGTGTAGGGGTCTTTCTTCTCACCATGCTCCTCAGCATAGACACCACCGGACTTTTTGACTTTCTCGTTGGGGCCACCCTGGAAGTCGCCACTGAGATTGTTCTCGCCGTGCTCAGCACCACCGGTTACGCCACTGGGGCCAGTGATTTCAGCAGGATCGTCAACCTCGTCCATGGCGCCGGGGGTCAGCACTTTGCCTCCAGCTTTCTTTTCGCCCCTGTAGGACTCAGCATAGGCACCTGAGGGTCCAACCACTTCAGCGGGGTCATCGGTGGTGTCCATGCCACCAGGGGTCAGCTGCTTCTCTTTCGAGGGTTTGCCAGCACCTTCGCCGTGCTCAACCATTTTGCTGCCTTTCATCGACTTACGGGCGATTGTTACACCGTCTTCTCCCGTCATTTCGTCGGCTTCTGGCTCAGCAAAAGCGGGAATGGAACCGCCCTTAACTGCTTGGCGACCCTGGCTGGAAGTTTGACGCAGAACGCGCATGTCTTTGTCGTTCATGACATTGGTTGTCTGAACGGCGAAAACCTCGTCGTCGGGCATTTCTTCCGACTCAGTCGGCATCTTGGTCTCGGTCTCATCGCGACCGTAGGGGTCGGTGCCTTTGGAGGTTTTGGGTGCATTCACACCGTAATCACCAGCGCCAGCATCGTATTGGTCCATGTTGGTGGTTTGATCATAACCATCTTCTTGACCAGCCCAACGGCTTTCTCCGTCGGCGTTTTCTTTGGAGGCCTTGGCGGTCTTCCGGCGATCTGCCTCTTGCTCACCGTTCTCTGCGGTGTTCATGCGGTCGTTGTCTTGCTCGCTGCTCTTGGCGGTCTTAAAGCGACCGGTCTCAGCGCCAGCGTCAGACTTACCGGTCTGCATGCGGTCAACGTACCCGTTGGAGTTGGAGCGAGCGGTTTCGTAGCGGCCGGTAGGGTCCTCTGCGTGGTCGGCAGAACCAGGACCACCATCACCACCGTGGCGCTTTTGAACGCCACTGTCGGTCATGTCATCCTCAGAGTGCTTAGCCTCTTTAATGAGCTCGTCTTCCTCTTTACCAAAGCGTTTTACTTCTTTGGCCTCTTCGCCCTTACCTTCCTTCTTCATGCGCTTGGCTTCGAAGGCGCGGTCGGCGGCGGCTTTACGCTCATCGGTAGATTCTTTGTGTGCCTCTTCGTAGACGTTCTCTACTACTTGCATCACTTGGCCGTGGGCACCTTTGGCGTGCTTCCGGCTGATTTTTCCTTGTTCCATAAATTCCTCTTCCGGAAATTGAGTTTCGAGGTCAGCCGTCTGCTGAGCGATTTCAGTTCCTTCGCGACCCGCGTGTTTGGTGGATTCTTTGAATTGGGGAGCGTCTGGGTTAGCCATTTGAGCGGCTTCGGGTTGTTCCGTCACGGATGACGCAGCAACATCCACCAGTTCCTCGGTAGGTTGTGACTGTTGGTTGCCTTGGAGTTCTTTTACCGCACTCGACACGTCCTGGCGGACTTCATCGAGCTTCTCGCGAAGCATCTCCAAAGGGCTCTTTTCCACGATAAGCGTGGGACCGAGTTCCTCATCGAAGATGTCAGAGGGGGCGAGAGCCACAGCGAAGTCAAAGACTCCGTCTGCCTCCGAGAATGAGAAGGGCTCAAGTCCCTTCACGGCCGGAGGCGAGGCCCCCAGCAAGGCGAGGTGACGAGCGCTCCACTTCCCCTTGTGAGGGTTGATAGCGCTGTCGGGTGAGTAGAACGAGATGGAAACCTTACGGTAATGCCCATCCTTCACTAGGTTCTTGGCCGTGTCCGTAAAGGCTACGTCCGCGTAAAGGTTGCCGCCCTGCTTGGAGAATCCTTGAATCCACCCATAAGCTGGCAAACTGTCATTGTCACCTGCGTGTCCAATGACTAATGGGGCCTCGTGAATCGAAGGATTATAGGTTTCCACCACCTGCTGGAGGTCTTTGTCAGAGAAGTTTCTCTGGACCCCTTGTGCAGATGTCTGGTCACCTGCCTTGAAGACGTGAATGCGTTTTGTGAACACAGTGTTATTTGTGACCCATTGTTCAGTTTTTACCCTACTTTCTATCCATCTCTACCGCTTCGTCTTCGGTAATGATTTGATTGCCGAAAGGTTTCTCGGGAGACTCATCCCCAAGGCCCCCTAGAAGTTTTTCAATCTCCTCGTCCGTCATCCATTGTTCGCTATCTGGCGGTGCCTTTGCGGCCGCCTGGGAGGCTTCTCCCCCCAGTTGCTCTTGGGCGGTAGGGGTGCTCATGGTTTCTGTCTGAGACTCCTCGGGGGTAGCTCCTGCCGGTTCATCCATAACATTGGCCGCAGCGTTCAGATCCTGGGAAGCCGCTTGTTGCTGTTCAGGGGTTGGTTGACCCCCACCGAAAATGTTACCGAAAAGATCCTGGTCTTCTTCTGGGTTGAACTGTGTAGGCTTCTCTTCGTCTTCGGCCTGCTTTTCTTCCAGCTCCACGCGGAAGTGACGCTCAATCCACTCTTTGCGAGGGGTGTAACCTGACTGGATCAGCAGGGAGACATCCGGCATTGTGAGAGGGGACTCTTCAATGCGGAACTCACGAGTGAGGACGGGGGCCGCAACATCTACGCCGAAGTTAAGGTCCACAATCCAGCGGATCAGGGTTTGAGTCAGAGTCTGGGACAGCATCTCGGAGATTTCGCTAGCCCGAACTACCCGAATCGTGTTGGCTACCTGGGAGGAAGCACGGGAGCCGGCTTCTGCTTGACCAGCTTCGTCTTCCCCACAGATTACCAGAGAGATTTCCTTATCAATGTAGTCAATCAGGTTTTTGAAAACTTCGGGAGAGCCTTGGGGGACAACAAAGTCCAACTCATAACCCTCCGGCAGAATCATTGCTGTTTCTTGGGAGAGATTGGATAGGTGACCGTAGAGCGTATCCAACTCTCGTGTGCTAGCAGAGAGCGGTGCTTTTGCAACAGCTGTCGGCGTCGCGTAACGGTCGCCGTAGAGGACGTAAGATTCGATGGCACGGCGCCGAAACTTGACAAGAGGATAAAGAATCCGACCGAGAGCAGCACCGTATGGATCACCGTTGTGCGAAACATAATATCGTGATACGATAAACTTCCTTTGGGGTAGTTCAACACCCTCGAACATCCGGTTGAAGGT